TTCTTTCTGTACCAGCAACTGTACGCAGTCCATCCGGTCCTAAGAATACTAAGTCTCCAGCAAATTCCTGAATAGTAAAACCATTGACGCAACCAATTTCTCTAGTTACAGGTTGTACTACAAAGTCAGCAATAGTATTACCTACTAATTTAAATATGCGTTCTTCACAAAAAATGTATAGTGCATCACGAAAAGGAAACAATCCAGTAATTTTACTATCTACATTTATAGTACCTGCACCATTTGCTGCACTAAAATCATTGTCAGTAAAAGGCGCAGTAAAAGTAATTGCTTGTGGGGTACTAGACATACCAGCAAAGAATAGTGCGTCCTTAAAGCCAACTACAAATTTTGGATTGGCAGGTGCGCCTGTGGCATTTAAATCTGTTACTGTACTGCCATCATACTTTGTTGCATGGTTTGCACCATCAGCCCACACAATAAAATCTGTACCAGCTAGATTATAGCGAAAGTGTGTATACTTTCCAGCACTACTTCTACCTGTATCTATTTGTGACCAAGAACCTGTTTTACCAGCTTCGTGTATCTTACCACCACGTGCTGCAATAACTTTACTATTAAAATGTGCGCACATTAGAACTTTTTCAGAAGCACTTGCATCTTGTGGAACAATGTTTGTATTCCATTTTGCGTAACCAGATATACGGCGATAACCACCTTTAATGTCTGGCTCAAAGTTCTGTAGTTCTAAAGCCATGCCGGGTTGCATAGCAAAGGTAGAACGGTCTAATACTAGGCCACCTTCACAAGCAAAGACAAAGGGGCTAAGTCCTGATTCATCAGCCATGTCTTATGCTCCTGATGGAAATATAGAAGTACCGTATCTCTGTGATTTTGGTAAATAAGTAGACCTTATATAGTCATAGCTGTTTAAGTACAAACTCTGCATATGTTTAATTCCATCCTCAAAACGTGCAAAGTTAATTCCATACTGCTGTGCCTCACCACGATACTGATAGCCATAAGCAGTAGCACCATCTACAAGCACCTGCCGAAACTGTTCAGGTATTAATGGTACATCTGTAGCAGCTGATAGTGTTGTAGGTTTTATATAGGCATCAAACTTTAGTGTATATGCAGCGTCTGGGTATGGATATAAACCGTAGTTATTATCAGGCGTTCTAAACACAAAAATAGGCACACCGCCTACGTCACTTGTTGTCTCTTGGTCAATATATTTATCTACATATTCTTTGTAATCTAAGACACGCAAGCTAACGCCTGACACACTAAGGGTAGCATCTTTTGATATTCTAAATGTTTCATAGTCTGCATGATATACTGTGCTATCAAAAGCATAACGAGTAGTACCTGCGACTAATGTTTTTGTTTGTTCAGCGTGGCTAAAACCCCAACCAAACTCACGTTGAAATACATAATTAATGGCATCGTTTACCGCGTTCTTACATTGTGTTTGAAAACCTCTGGCAGTAGAAAACGAAGCACTTGTTAAAGCAACTTCGTTAAAACGAGCAAGAACTTCATTAGTAATGTCAAGATATGTGTATGCCATTATACATCCTTAAAATAGAGATGAAGGGGCAAGTTACCCTGCCCCCTCAATTATTTAAGCTAGAGCGTCACGAGCCACGTCAGCGGCTTCCATTTCACCCATTGCGCTTACATCCATCATTACGGCAAAGACACGAATCTCACCAGCAGTAAAGGATGCACCACTACCAGCGAGGGTAAGGTCCAGAGTATCCGCAGAGCCAATAACAAGGTCAGCAGAGACAGTTACGCTAGGTGCATAAGCACCATCAGCAGCACCGTCAATGTCAAACGCTGTTACATACTCATCGGCATCTGCACCCGTTCCAAGGGTAGCGGTTGCGTCAGTACCCGTATTCTGAGTTGCACTGGAAGTAACCTGAAAACCAGCAGCAAGAATCTTGGTGTTTGCAGGAACAGTGATACACTGTACTACGTCACCGTTAGGATTAATGCTGTTAGCAGTAAGGTTAATTACCTGCTCAACCATATACGGATTGCGTCCACGTTGGGAATTACCCATAGCAGGAGCAAGAGTAGCAGTAATTGTAGCCATTTTTTAAATCTCCCCTATGCTAAATGGTACTTAGCGTTCACAAGTGCTTCTGGACGAAGAATCTTGCGACCGTACAGGTGCATACCACGAACAATGTCAGCGAAGCTGTCAGGGTCACGATATGTTTCTGTTTTGTTAATTTGCTCTGCAGTTGCTACCGCTGAGTCATGTCCTGCAACAATCATACCATAGTTAGTTGAGGAGTTCGTTCCTGTAAAGGAAGGACCTGTACCAACTGCTGGTAGGTTGTTAGAGGTATAGACACGGAAGCCATGAATCTGCGTACCAATTTGACCGTTCTGAAGACCAGAACCACCAAAGTCAGCATTGAACAGACGAGAATCTTCGTCTTTCAACAGTTCCATGAATACAGGGTCAACTACCAACCAACGTCCTTGTGTATCCACATTCTGCTGGTCTAGCAGACGTGACATACGAGCAATGACTGTCAGTGGGAAAGTATCACCAGCTGCAGGAGTTGAGTCTGTTGCACCACCAGTACGTGGCTGAAGTGCAAGTGCATCACCACCAGAACCACCGAAATCTGCCGCGTCAATTTTCATTGATGCAAGTAGTTCGTCAGTTGTAGAACCAACAGCGTTTGAGCCATTGACTACATCGTTAACTGTATCTGGTGTGCCGTGAATTGCAGACTGTTTGAAACCAGTTAGGTAGCCAAGAACGTCTTGGTCAAACTGGTCAGCTAGGCGATACGCAGCACGGTCACTTGCCAGAGACTGGAAGTTAACGTGTGAGTGTGCTTCTTCAATGTCGTCAACCTTAAATGCAAAGTAGTTAGCTTTGTCAATTGTTAGGCTGAAGTCTTCGTCATCAAGGTCTTGCGGTGTGATTGTTGTACCACGTGCATAAGCCTTAACTGTGATTTCGGGTTCTTTGATAATCTTAACGGAATCACCCATAGTTGCAATCTCACCGAAGTAGTCGGAGTTTGTGATTGCTTCACAAATAGCTGCCTTGCGGAATGCAAGCTGCACCTGTTTGCTGTAAATTACGGGTGAAAAATTACCGTTAGGAAGATTACCATACCCAGCTGCGGTATTAAAAGCCATGATATAATCTCCATTTAATTGGCATTGTTTTCAACAGATGCAAACTCACTAAACTAATTAGAGGCTGAGTTACAATGGGTGCGTAGCGTAGCTAGGTGGCCGCCCAACTATTTAACGGGCCATGTTTATCAGGTAATCCATAAGAATGTATGTTTGCGAGAATGTGTAAGCAAGTAGCTAACCCACTTACACTAATGTGACTCTAGTTATACTTAAAGTAAACTGTTTGTCAACACTTTTTTTAATTTATCTGGCAGAACCAGACATATCATAGATAAATTTACCACTACGGATAGCTTCCATGATTTCATCAGACTTCTTCTCATACTCTTGAGGAGACATCTTTTGAACTTGAGATTCACGTAAATACGTAGATGCTTCATCATTTTGAGGCTTACTACGTGAGTTACGTGTTTCAACTGATTTCGCTGCATCTTTATTGCTGGCAGGTTTCTTTTCAGAAATACCTTTGTCAGCTTTGTACAGGTCAATTGCTCTTGCAGCAGACCTTGCGTCATTGTCATTATCATACAATGCATCCTGTACCCATTTAGGTTGTTCTTCAGCCCACTCGTGAAACTCATCACTGTCACGAATGTCACCAAAATCAGGGTGTATACGCATTAGTTCTGCTTCAGCTTTTTCTTTCTTTGCAGACGACTGCATATCATCAATTGCCTTTACACGTTCTTCAAGAGCAGATGATTGCTCTTTAGCTTTTTTGATAGCAATTGTTTCTACGATAGCTGCTACATCTGGATAATCTTTTGCCCATGCTTCAATGTCTTCATCAGACTTAGGCAGTTTAATTTCTTTACGTGTAGCACTATCTAGTTGTTTTTTGAGTTCATCCAATTGTGTTTGAAACTCTGTTTCTTTTTCCTGCATGTGTCTGCGCAGGTCACCGTAACGCTTTTTAAATGTTTTTTCTTCTGCGTTAGTTGGTTCAGCTTCTTGAGGTTCTTCTGGTTTAGCCTCTGCTTCACCTTGCTGTTCCTCAATCATCTTTTGTAGTTCTTCTTCTTCCATCTTACGTTTTTCTTCGTTAGTATACTTACGATTTGCAAACGCAATCTTTTTTTCCGGCTGCATTTCTTCAGCCATAATTGTTTCAGACATTATGTCTTCTCCTTGCTGGGGCTAACCGTATGCCGTGTTAGGGGGGTTAGGTAGCCAGTTAATGTAGTCTATTTATTTCTTAGAAGCTAGACCACCACGCTTCATCTTTTTAGGTTTAGGTTTTTTATTTGCTAAACCACCCTTATTCATAGAACCCGGACCGCCTTGCTTTGAGCCAGCAGTGCTTCCTACTCCAGCACCCATTCCGCTACCACTATACCCACCTTTTTCTGATGCAGGACCACCGCCACCAAAGTCACGAGAATCACGTGCTGCACCGGGACTATCCTCTCCTCTACCTAAAGATACTCCGGTTTTACCACCGCCTTGTGATGTTGGTGCAGAAGGACTAGAAGATTTTGATGTATCAGGTTTGCTAGGTTTATCTTGCCCAGCCTCTAGTTCTTTTTCAAACTTAGAGTAGTTTGCTGCTGCAACTGAACTTAAATTACTTTTTGCTTCATCTGATAATAAACCACCACGCCAACCACTTTTATTACCTGCAGCTATAGCCTTTGAAAAATCACCAATAGAAGCATAACTAAAAGTTCCTTGAGGACCTCGTGTTTGACCGCCATCTCTACCAACAGCAATGCCATGTTCATTAAAAACACCACCAGTTATAGGGTCTAAGTCGCCCTTTTCATAACCTACATATCCAGTAATGCCTGTGCCAAGAACTTTTTCATATTCCATTCTTTGAATTTGCTGTGGTCCAAATGCCATAGGTTCAGGTGCTTTTGCCCCTATTGTAGGACCTTGAACATCAAACATATTCTTTATAAAATTACCACCGGGAAAAAGGCTTAATACATCTAATCCACGAGAGCCTGTAATAGCATACCTATCTTTTGCTTCAGCTTTGCCTTGTTGTATTTCAGTAGGTGTTATACCACCAATTAATACATTATCATCTCTACCACCACCATCTGCTACACGTGTTGTTTGTACTTGAGTAGGTGCAGTTGTAGCTTCCGCAACTTGTTCTGGTTTATACTCTTTAGAAGGTACAAAACCTAGTGGAATAGCAGTTGTAGGTTTATTATTTATAAACGTAATAATTCGACGTTCTTGAGTTTCAGGATTAATGTACTCACGATTTTCAGGAGCCATACCAGCAGCAGGTTGTATAAAACTTTGAAAACTAGGCACTTGTGTTTGTTGTGCTGTAGTAGGAATAGTTTGTTGTACTGGTGGTGTATATGTTTGCTGCATAGGTACAGGCTGATATGGCGTATATTGAGGTTGGTAGTTTTGAAACTGTGAAGGTTGTGTTGATTGAATGCCAGTAAATCCTTGCGGTTGTACAAAACCACCTACCTGCATTTCTAATTCACTATTATCGCCCATTTCATCTTCTATGTCAAGGTCATTGATATCAAAAGGAACACCATCAGGAATAGTTGCTTCTTCAGAATTACCCATTTGACCCATTGCATCCATACGAGAAAGACCCATTTTAGCCTCATCCCGCAGTGCCATAATCTTTTCAAGTCCATGATAACGTACTACATCTGCTGGAAGTACAAACTCACCCTCACTTAATTGTGCAGGAATGTCATCTCGTACTTCTTCTTGTGTAGAGCCAACTGGTACATCATTACCAGATTCAGGGTCTGTTGTACCACCTTCTTCCATAAGACCACCGTCTTCAAACATATCCATTTGTTTTTGCATCTCAGCCATCTACTGCTTCCCTTAGTTTTTGTAAGCTGCGTAATACTGCAACTGCACCCTGCGCACGATGCATTAAAATTGAATTGTCGCCTTGCTCTAGCGTTCTATGTTGTTGCTCAATCAAACTGTCTAAGTAATTACTGAAGTGGTCCCACTGGCGTTTGTTGCTGACCATTGGCTTCAGTTTGTTGAGGAGTTCCTTGTTGTTGTGCATTTCCACTAAATCCTTGTTCACCCGGTACAGGAGCCTGTCCAGTACCTATGTTGCCACCACCTGCTCCTGTTGGGTCCATTGGGTTAGAACCTGCTGGTGCTTGTTGCCCTTGTTGGTCCATAGGCTGTTGAAACCCTTTTAGTATCTCAGCCTGTAAAGCAGCTTCACTCATGTTGTTGGTAACTTTTTCAGGGTCAAGTCCCATTGACTTTGCAATCTCACGAATAACATATTGAAACTTAGCAAACGGTGCAAGTGCAGGATTGCTTGAGATTTGTAAAAATTGCATTAGTCTTTGGCTACGTACTTCATTAGCCATTAGGCTTTCTGTTCCACGTGCTTTAACTTCAAGGTCACCTTTAATGGAAGGGTCAAAGTCAAACTGCATGTTAAAGCGGAACAGTCCTTCACCTAATGGGCGTAGTAGATAATCATCTACATTCTTAATGACAGTCTTGATTGAACCAGCAGCAGCACCCATTAGCATAGAGATGCCGCTGGCAGTTCTACCTACACCAGTAATGCCTGTCTGTCCATGAGCAAAAGATGGGAAGCCAGAACTCTCGTCAGCAAGCTGTCTAGCCTTATCAAACATCATCATGTTTTCACTAGACACGTTAGGATACTTTGTACCAAAGATAGCCTGTCCCGGTGCGCCACCCTGTCTACGAAACACCTTACCCGGATATACAGTTAAGTCTTGTCCCGGAACTAAGTTTGTTTCATCTACCTCAATAAGCAAGTTACCAGACAGTACAGCATTATCAACAGCCATACGCATAAAGCCATTCATTAGTGTCTGTGTATCGTCAAGGTTTTCTGCAATGCCAATGCCAAAGAATGAGTATGGGTTTAGTTCATATGGAGCAGCTACGTATGGAATCTTTGAAGGCTTAAACGGATTGAGTACCATACGAATTAGCTTGTTGTTACAAACCCACACATTAGCTTGTAACTCATCAAAGTCTTGTAGTTCTTTTGGGATTTCAATATCTTGTTCTTGCAGCATTTCAACATCAACCATGCCCCAATATTCAAGAACTTCAAAACGGTCAACGCCATGCTCTGGTGCATAGTCTGCTAAGTCATCTTCCCAATACTTCTTTGTGTAGTTCTCACCATAAGAAATAGCTTCATCAATAACCTGTGAACGAAAGTATGGACGTTTTTTCAAATTGCGTAATTGTGAACGTGACATCTTATGTCGCTCAATTATATACTGTGCTTCATCCATATTGTTTGCATCTGGGTCAGGATAAAAGTTCCACACAGATACATGCGATACTTTAGGAATAGTTTTAAAGAGTGGGTCATACTCACCCTCATCATTCCAATTTGGATACTCTTTATCTTCTGCAAATGGACCCTTCATTACGCCAGTACCGAACAATGCCATTTCAAAAGAACTACTGCGAAGACTTTTACTCGCACCTGACTCATCTAGTTGGTCATGTATTTTCTTCTGCATCTTTTTAGCAGCTACCATAGCTGGGCTAAACTCAATAGCAGTAGGTGTCTGTCCCGGACCTTCTTTTAGTTTATCTTGTACACTGTCAAGTTTTTGTTCAAGTGGTCCTAGTTTTTCTGTCAAAGTTTTGGCAGTAGCACCAGCAGGTAAATCTCTGCCATCACCTCTAAAACCATATGGGCTTGTTAAATCTTCTTGCTCACGTAACTGCTCTGGTTCTTGTGGGTCAAAGTGTACGTCAGCCACTACGCCTTCAGGTAACTCTGTTGGGTCAATAGAAAGAGGAAAACGATTGTTAGCAAATAGTACGTCAACAATTTGACCATACGCAGCAAGTGTTTTTGTTTTAGTAACCTTTACAAATACACGAGACTTCTCTGCTTCAGTAAATTGTACATCTGGACCATACAGACCACGATAATTACGATACGCACGAATCCAACGCTCTTCATCTTGATAGCGATAGTCTTCTGCTTTCTGATACCGTTCTTGAATAAAGGGTATAATAGAAGAGACACCTATATCAGCTTGTACAGAATCATCTGTATCTTCTAACGCAATTGCGTCATCTTCAATCATAATATCATCATCAGCCATATTTTAGTTCCTTAGTATCCAAATGTTGAATCTGCTACTTGCATTCCATTACTAGGTCTACCTCTAGGGTCATAGTCAAATATACTAAACCTTGGTCTGGACATTATACCATATCTTAACGCATCATACAAGTGGTCTTCTGAATGCGTGTCAATATCTTCTGGATTTTTCTTGTCAATGGGCAAGGCTGGTAACTGGGACACAGTGTTCGTGCAATTATTAAAGAATACAAGTCTAGGTTCCTCTGTAAATTCATCTACCTGCAAGCGTCTGTGTATCTCATTCTTACCAGCTACACGACTGCCTTTACTTCTATCTGAAGGTCTCCAACGACATCCTCTACTAATCATTTGTTCAGCAAGGCTAGGACCAGTATCGCCACGCTTATGCCAAAGAGAAGAATCAAGAACCCCGTATTTGATGTTTCCATCGCCAGACTCTAAATCTAATACTGTGTCTGCCAAATCTGTGGCAAGCATTTTGGACACATACAACTCACGGTACACGATGAGTTGCTCTGAAGGTGAGACTGCAAACCACAGTACGCCAGAAAAAGACCCGTAACCATAATCGCAAGCACGAAACTTAACCCAGTTACTAGGGATATCAAAAGGTTCAATAACATGAATGTCACGATTGAACTCAGTAAAGGCTGCTCCTTCTTTAATGTCCCAATCGCCCTCAAGAAGCTGCCTACGTTGCTGCTCTGGCAACGAAAGAAGCATGGCCTCGTAATCACCACCTTCTGAGAGGTATGGATTGTCAGAGAGTCTTGCAGGGATAAAGCGTCTCTTAAATAAAGGTTTTCCGGCTTTAGGATGTCCTGCCGGATATCGTAAGATTTCGCCTGTTTCAATATCTGTTGCATCATAGGTTTTTCCATAAGGTGCAGGGTCAATGAACATTTTCTTAACCCAGTGATGTCCCCGTCCACCGGGGTTAGTTGTTGCCCTCATGTATATTGGTAAATCAGGAGCAGTGGACCTTAGACGACTTCGCATGTAGTTCCATGCGTATGGTGTGGACCATTGGGTAAGTTCGTCAAACCCTATCCAGCTAAATGCCAGACCCTGATAACGCAAGACATCATCATCCCTATCCAGATAAGACATCCACAATCTTGCACCAGATGGCGCAGTCCACTGCATTTTACGCTCTGACCACTTAATGCCGGGCCAGATTTTTGGGTACAACTCCTGCGACTTGAAGATAAGTTCGCGCAGTTCTTCTGTTGTATGTCGTAACATCAACCCACTAAACTGTGGATGTCCCATGTACCGTAATGGGTCAGCAAGCATGGCGTAGGACTTACCGCCCCCTGCACTGCCACCATATAGTACTTCTCGTTCAGATGCAGCAAGAAACTCTGTTTGTGGTCCTGCGTTAGGTTTGAAGAGTATGTTAGCTGTCTCTTCAATACTAGCTGTTTCGTATTCTTGCGTTTCACGTGCAACATCAACAGTTTCTTTTATTTCAACTGTCGGCTTTTGCACCTGTTCTTGTTTCTTGGATTTCTTGCGCTTTGGCGATTGCCGTTTGCGCATAGCTTGCCCACTTGCGGAGGCTTGCAGCTTGGTTCTTACGTTGTCGCTCATTGTCTAACCGTTTCCTCAAACCCACATGTGATATAGTTCTACCGCTATTCTTTGATAGCCAGTTCGCTACTTCACGATACGAATACTGTCTTACATGTTGCCTTGCTTTTTCTAGCAGGTCTAGTTCAGTCTTGATGGGGTCAAGTATGTCAGGGTCATCGTCATTCAACTTATAACCAAACGGTACAGTCCTAGCAATACGAGGAATCTGTACCCATTCGTTTTCTTCTTTTATATCTGTTGGCTGTGGTAATTTCCACTTGCCTATACTACGTGTCATTTCTTTTTACGATTATCTACAACAGTTACAGGATTAACATAATTTTTTGTTGATAAACCGCCTTTGTTCATTTTACGAACTTTAGAATCTAATTTCATAGAGTCGGGAATTGGAGAAAATATTCTTTCTATTTCTTTTTCGGAAAAACCCATCTCTCTAGCTAATTTTATGTGGTCAGCTTTTTTACCAGCAAATGTATCTCTTTCATTTTTACTTCCCATTAGTCCTCGTCCTCTTCTGATGTTGCTTTAGGTGGCATAAGCATAACACCGCCACTTGCTTTAACTTCCATCTTCTCTGTCTTTACCAAGCCTACTCTATCCAGCAGTTCTTTAGCGGCAGACATCTTATCACGAATGCCAAGTTCAGTTGGGTCGTACAGCGCACCTGTCATTGCAAGTACAGCCTTTGGTGCATTACGTGCCATATACATTTGGGTGGCTTCAAGAATCTCTTCTTTTAAACCTTTGATGATTGATGTAGTAGGAGTGCCATCAGAATAACCAGCAAGTTTCTTAGCGGCAACCATATCACCAGCAGCCTCATCAAATAAGACTTCTAAAAACAATTGTTGCTTTTCATTTAATTCTCTAGCCATTCATTTCTCCACTATACATGGCATGGGCTAATTTTGTACTACGTGATTTTACCTGATTTGCCCACCTGCTGTCAAGCATTTCTTTTGATGCTACAGTAAAATCATCAACATGTATAGCCGCCCACATTTTTTTAAACTTCTTTAGACGTGGCACTCCCATATTAAATGCCATATCTATAAGTACAAGTTGACGTACAGCGTCTAACCCGTCTACGCAAGGGTGCGCACGTAACAGTTCATCTTCGACAATCTCTACGTCATTCTCTGCAAGAAGAATAGCATCAGCCTCTGTAATACCAAACTCATATACATGGTCCAGAGTGATGCCCATATCTTCAAGTTCACTGTCTGTAATGCCACGGTCTTCCAAGTTTCTACCGATACCAATAGTATCAATGCCAAGTGTATCTTGATAAACCTGCAATACTAAACCTTCATGGTCAATTAGTTTTTGAATAAGTATACTTTTATTGTACTTCACGATTTTAACTTTCCTTCACTGCCCATCCAAATTCCAAATGCACCTGTCATCGCACCCATTACAACGCTGACAAAGGCTGACTGTGGTGCTGTCGGGTCTTCCAAGTTCATAAACCACTCCGCACAACGCCAACTCATCAAGGTCATTATCAGCATCATAAATCGTGGAAGTATTCTCCACTCTAGTATTTGTTTTGCACTCACTTAGATAAGCCTTTTGATTTTTCATAAGTGCGTAATGTCCCTAATCCAAGTAGTCCACCAAGAACCGTAAGCAGTGTTGACATGTCAAACTCTGGTAGTTCTGGAACATCTATGC